TTGAAAGCCGCAGGTGTAAACGAAAAATACGCTGTAAAGGTTCAGAAACTCTTCAAAATCGAAAAGGAGGAGGATATTGATACTTATATTGCCTTGTTCAAAGACAATATTCTTCCTGATCTTGAAAACACATCCTCAATAGAAAAAGCGAAAAAGGATGCTATTGCCGAGTATGAAAAGAACAATGGTTTAAAGGATGGTAAACCTATCAAATCGGCTAAAAAGACTAAGAAAACAGTAAAATCCGAAGACGATGATGAAGAAGACGATGATGAAGACTTCGAAGATTTGCCCGCATCTGTAGTTAAGCTATTGAAAGCCCAACAGAAGCAAATCTCCGAGTTGACCGCATCGGTATCTTCTGTCGTATCAACAGTCACAACTTCCACGAAACAGGCATCAGCCAGAACACTATTTGCAGATGCAAAACTCCCTGAAAAGTGGTTTAACCGTATTGATGTCAATTCTGAAACTTCTGTTGAAGATCAGATTAAAGAGTTGCAAGAAGAATACGCTGAAATCAGACAGTCGGTAATAGATGACGAGGTCGCCGGTGGCGGTTACAAGCCTAATTCCTACAAGCCCAAAGAACGTTCTGAAAAAGAATGGCTAGAACTTATGGAAGACGAAGAAAACTCAAATAATGGAACTGCCAGTCTTGGCCTCGATGAATAATAACTAATAATTAAAAGCTATGTTCAGAAAAAAACAAAAAGAATTTCAGTATGCTCCCGGAATCGAAAAGATTATTGAGGACATTCAGGGCGGTGGTACTATTGCCCGTGCGGAACTGAAGGGAATCATTGATGAACTTCCTCCGCTTGTTATGGTAGGTAAGGATGCTAACGGTCTTTATCATACTGTTAAGACCGGAAGAATTACGGCTGTTGCGGATGCTGATGCAGTAACTATTCAGATAGCAAAGAATCATGTGTTTAAAGTTGGAGAGGCTGTTACTGTTGGTGGTGCCTTAACTGGAGCTGCTGATGTAATCTCTGCAATCGACAAGACCAACCCAGGCTACGATACGATAACCCTTGCTGGACCAATTGGAGCTGCAGAGATAGGTAATGTATTAGTTCTTGTTACTGCCAAAGCTGATGCCAAAGCCGCCAAGTTCAAATATGTACCAGAAGTTATTACAATGAACAAGGTTGATGTAACGGTTGCTAACCAGCAATCAGGACTTCTGGTACGTGGTACTGTAAATGAGGCAGTAATGCCCTACCCTATTGACGAAGCAATGAAGGCATTGCTTCATTTTATCCGTTTTGTGTAATCCATTAATTCATAATTATGTATGGAAAGAAGTTTAATTAAACAAGTGAACCGTAAGAATATGGGTGCCCGTCTTAACTCGCGTAAAGTTAAGCCGGTATTCTTCCCTAATTTCTTTGGTGTAAAACAGAAGAACTCTCTGAAATGGGAAACTCTTACTGGCGAAAAAGGTGCACCGGTTATCGCTGATGTTATTTCATTCGATTCTTCCGCACCGCAAAAGAAACGTGAAGTTATCGGCAAGATGTCAGGTGATATCCCTAAGACTGCAGTAAAACGCGGTATGAACGAAAGCGACTGGAACGAATACCAGCAACTTAGCCGGGATTGTGAAGGTGATGCAGACTTGAAATCAATTCTGGACCTTGCTTTTAAAGATCAAGACTTCGTATATAACGCTGTTCGTGGCCGTTTCGAATGGTGGTGTATGCAATTGATGTCTAAAGGTGGCTTCATTCTCAATTCAAGCAATAACAATGGCATTGTTACCGAAGAATTTGTAGGCTGTGGTATGCCTAATGAAAACAAGAAAGTTGCTGCTGTGGATTGGTCTAAGTCTACAACGGCCGACGGCTTGCAGGATATTGAGGACACTGTGGTTGCCGCTTCTGCCGAAGGTGTTACTATCAAATACGTAGTAATGCGCAAAGACAGATTTGCTCTATTGAAGAAGCAAAAGGCTGTTATTGAAAAGGTAAAAGGCTGGATCAATCAGAAAGAAAAACTGACTATCTCCAAAAAGGTTATCAATGAATACCTTGCTGCCCAAGAGAATACGGAAGGTGTCCAGATTGTTCTTGTAAGTCCGTCTGTTCGTATTGAGGATGCTTCTCATAAACGTACTACTGTAAATCCATGGGAATCCGCTAATATTTGTTTCCTGGAAGATTTACAGTGTGGCGACATTCAGCATGGTCCTATCGCAGCGGAACATTCTGTTGAATACAAGAAGAAAGCTACAACGCTGAAAAAAGACTTTGTTTTCATCAGCAAGTGGTCTGAACTGGAACCGTTCAAGGAGTGGACTAAAGCGGAAGCCAACGCAATTCCTGTAATTAATGATCCTGATGCAATGTACATCATGAAAACTGATGGCCAAGCATGGGAAGAAGGTGAAGATACTGAAAAAACAGATGAAGAGTAAACTATATGGCAACAATCAGAGAAACAATACTGGAATATCCTTCTATTGAGGATATGGAAAGCTTCTTAGATAAGGTAGTCTTCGTTAAGCGGGGCATCAACCCCGAAGCGGAATGTACTACTGAAAACATGAAGCAAGTTGGTCTTTGTGTCGCTGATACGTACGCCATGTTAGTAAACTCACAGGATTTCAGTGAGAATAAGCTTTCTATCACTCATCCCCGTTCTTTCTATATCCAGACTGCAAAACAACTGTATATAGAAAACGGGGAGCCGGAGAAAGCCGGTAAACTCGGGAAACGAATAATTATCAAAGGAAAGGCTGGTAACAGATGGTAAAACGATATCCACATACAGCGATAGTCACTATCGACGTTAACGGAAAGACAGTAAACGGTGAATGGGTTCCGGGGAAACCGATTGAAATATCCGTTCCCGGACGTTATGATCCTGTAAGTGATGGTACTGTTGTCTATAAACGTAATTCTGCTGGTGATGAAGCGCAAATACATGGCTATTTCTATACCAAAATGCAGCCACCGACCGGTAGTAAGTTTTTGCGTTTGAAAGTCGAATCAAAGGGTATTGATGTACCAGTGATCTGTTGGGAACCTTATCAATCACATTCAATTATCAACGTATGAGAAACGGTATGACTCCCCTATTCACTTATGATGAATTGGAAAAATGGTTTGATCGCTTTCAAAGTAAAGCAGAAGATAAGATGCTTGTATTCCTGCAGGCAGGAGGTGAAAAGTTTATCGAAGTAGCCCGCCGGAGCGGTTCATATAAAGACCAAACTGGCAATCTTCGAAGCTCTATTGGATATATAATAGCCAAAGACGGCGAAGTGGTTACAGAAAACTTTAAGGAGGGTGACAAAGGGACTGATAAGACAACCGGTAAGTACAAAGGTCGTAGGCTTGCAGAAGAAGTCTCACTATCGTATACCGGCGGTTATGTATTGGTCGGTGTTGCGGGAATGGAATATGCGGCAGCCGTGGAAGCTAAAGGATATGAAGTCGTTTCAGGAGCTAATACGCAATGTGAGAAATACCTGAGAGATACATTGAAGTCAATTTTTAACAAGATTTAATTATGGACGAGTTTGATGCTGTTGATATAGTTTACGATGCTGTTTCCGCTGCGGACATCGATATTATGATTTACAAGGATAAGTCGGAAGCCGGCTTTACTAATGAACACATCGTTATCAATCATCTGCAATTGAATGAGCTCGACTTCATCAATAAAGTGCCTGTTAATATCAACATCTTTGTTCCTTGGAGTGATGAAAATGGTATGTTAAAACGTCAACGAATGAAAGAATTAAAGCGTAAGGTAAGGAAATCGCTTGATTCAATCAATAGTAATGACGGTGTATGTAAAGAAGTGACAGTTCTCTGGAGTGTTCCAATGCCGGACTTGAAAGAGAAATTCGCTTGTACAAATATTAGATTAGAAATTTTAATAGATCAATAATTATGGCAGGAGAAGTAAGACCTATCGCTATGGGCGTAGGTAAAATTAAATTTGGAGCAGTCGGAGACGGTGTTCCGGGAACGGACCTCAAAGAATTTCCTCTTCCGACAAAAGGAAGTGTAGTATTCAACTTTGCGGATCCTAAAGAAGTAAAAGTCGAGACGGAAGGAAGCGATGAACCTTTGTATGTTGAATTTGTAAAAGATACAACAGATTACATCGAACTCTCTATTCCTACTCCTTCTAACGAAGTACTTAAAGAGTTGGCAGGTGGTGAGATTGATACAGCTGACGGAAAAAACATCTGGAAGAAACCAATCAACGTTCCTTCTATCTCAAAGACATTCCAGTGCGAAACATTACCCAAAAACGGTAAAAAGGTAGTTTATACCGTTGTTAATGGTAAGATTACTTCTAAGATCTCACAAGCTCCCGGTTCCGAGCAAGCGGAGTTGTTACTTGTACGTGTATATATGCAGGCAGCTATTACAGCTTCCGGAGAAAAAAAGGCTGCTTTTATGCGTGAAGTTATAAGCGTGTCTGAAAGCGGAGAAGCCCCGGCAAATCCAGCAAATCCCGAAGGCGAAGAAGTAGTAGAGTAAAAATGGTTTCCTGTGTAGCTTAGTTGGTTAAAGCACTACATTAGTAGAGACCGGTGGTTCGAATCCACTCACAGGAACAAACTATTTGAAGGATGGAGCCGAAAGTATTAAAGGTTAGTCGCGAATAACTGGATATATTGTCAGGAAGTACAACTGACTAGGCTCCTTGATGAAACTTATGAGTATAAAAAACTTATTCCAACAAGAATCTGATTCTGTTACAGAACAACCTGTAAGAATCCCATTTGATTTCTCTAACCGAGATTCTATTCCTAATGGAAAGGACCCAGGTAATAGTATTGTAATAAAACCAATTACCGTCCGGACATGGTTTAGAATTCGTCCGCTTCTTCTTGAAATTGAAAAAGAAGATATTGATAGGATGATTGTAAAAAAGGGAGAGCTGCCAGAAGATTTTCCCAAAATTATGGATAAGTACGGAGAACTGCTTCTTGATATCGTATGCTTAGGTATTCATAATAAGCCAAGTGATCCGCCAAAATGGTTTAAACAAGCTCTTGCAGACAATTCCACATGGGAAGATATACGCATATTATTCAATGCAATTATATATCGAATAGGATATCACCCTTTTTGTACCTCTATCACGATGCTTCGGAACGTGAGCCCATTGCGAGAGACGGAGATAATAGCCGCTCGGAAAAATCTACAAAGCTGGAAGGATACAACCAAAGTAGATTCTTAGTTATTGTAAAAGAAGCTCTAGGATTGACTTTTAATGAGACGCTGGATAGTAGCTATGGATTAATAGAGATATTGCTTCAGGAGTACTCCTTTGTAATGAGGGAGCGAAATAAAACGACAGATGAGGACGGAGAAGTCGAAGGACGAGACTATGAATGGATAGAACTACCAAGTTTTGATAATCCAAACGAAAAGATCCGGATGAAAAGATATTATGATATTAACGGGAAGGTCAAAAGATAAAGTAATTTGCCATTGTGTTTATATATTAGGTTAACTGTTTTTTTATTAAATTGATTTAGAGTTGTTTTTGGTCCCTTGTGTCTGTGAAGATACAGGGGATTATTTTTTCATTTCTTGAAGCATCTGATTGAGAGAAGCATTATCCTGCTGTAGATTTTTAATCAATCTTTTCTGATAAGAGAGCATCCCTTCAATTCTTCCTTCACTCTTCCCTTTCTCGTAGGCAGCTTTAATCTCTTCTTCCGTATAGCTACTTTTATTCGCTATGGATACGTTTTCATTTTCCTTGGTCATGGCGCTAATGAATAGTGATTTATATATTATAGAAAAAGGCTATCTCTCCCCTTTTATTCCGACCAAGGAACATAATCTTTCAAATGCTTTGGGACTATGTAGCAAAGGGAATTGATAGCCTTATATTGTATTTCTTGGCTTATCAACTCCCCAAAGCATTTATAAAAACTGTTCCTTGGTCTTAGAACACTGCAAAGATGCTTATTCTTCTTGAAATAGCCAAATTTTGGCTCCTCTTTATATTTTAAGAATAAATGCTATATGAGTATTCAGAACAAAGATGGAGCGTTGTATTTCGCAACAGGCATAGATAATTCAGGACTATATTCCGGGCGTCAGGAAGCGATGGGAATCATTAAGGCAATGGCCAGTGAAATTACCGCTTTCGATGTATTCGGTGGGATCGGCATTAGTGCAGGTATCGCATTTGCCAGAGCTGCCAAAGGTGCATACGACTTTGAAAAACAGTTTCAACAAAGCATGAAAGAAGTTGCTACTCTTTCAAATGGAATTAAAGGCAGCTTAACGGATTACATGAATCAAGTTATGGAGATAACTCGTACTATTCCCGTTGAAGCAAACGAAGCAGCCAAAGCTCTCTATCAGATCGTATCTGCCGGACATGACGGAGCCAACGGAATGAAAGTGTTGGAAGCATCCGCAAAAGCTGCTGTTGGTGGAGTAACCGATACTGCTACTGCAGCTGATGCTATTACAACAGTTCTAAATGCTTATAAATTGGATGCTTCTAAAGCCCAGGAAGTTTCGGACCAGTTATTTACCACCGTTCGATTAGGTAAGACTGATTTTGGTCAACTAGGCAAAAGTATAGCCCAAGCAGCACCTATTGCTGCATCATTTGGCATTGATATAAAAGAAGTCCTGGGCGCAGTAGCATCAATCACCAAACAAGGTGTTCCCACTTCGGAAGCAATGACGAAAATACGTGCTGCTATCTTAGGTACAGCCAACCAGTTGGGAGACGCTGCATTCAAAGGACGTACTTTCCAAGAAGCATTACAACTTATTTATGACAAAGCAGGTGGTTCATCAACCAAAATGAAAGAATTGTTGGGTACCGATGAAGCACTCCAAGCCGCTTTAATGCTTACTGGTGAAAAGGCCAAGGAAGCAGCTTCCGATCTAGACGAAGTTAATAATTCTGCCGGTGCAGCAGAAGCAGCCTTTAAAGAAATGGCTTCATCTGCCGAAAATCAAATGAAACTACTTGGAAATAATATAACAGCTACCCTTCGTCCCCTTGGAAAAGAGATTTTAAAACAAATATCAAGTGCCGCACAATCAATAAATAAGGCATTTGATAATGGAAATGCACAGGAATCATTAAAAACTATTGGTGCCCTAATAATTACCGTTACTACGGCTCTCGCTGGATATAAAGGAAGTATTTTGGCTGTAAGTACCGCTAAACAAGTACATGCAACAGTTACAGCTATTGTTAACAAGCAGCGGACTGTTGAAGCGGCTAACTTGGTATTGACTAAAGGCATGTATGCCGTTGAAGCTGCAATGATTGCCAAAAACACATCTGCACGTGTTTTATTGACAAAAGCTCTCAAAGCCCAAACGATTGCACAATTAAAAAATGCAGCAGCGATGCTAACCAACCCTTATGTGCTGGCTGCCGCTGCATTTGCAACGCTCGGTTACGCAATATACCATGTGGTAACGGTTGAGACAGAAGCTGAAAAAGTACAGAGAAAATATAATGAAGCATGCAAAGCATATACCGAACAAGCTGATAATTTGAAAAAAAGTGCTACAGATTTACTTTCAACGATACGCGATGAGACTTCTGCAAATTATGAGAAAGTCATAGCATATAATAAGCTTCAAAGCATTATGCCAAATATTTTTAAGAATATGGATATTGAAAAACTTAAATTGATGGATATCCTTTCTTTAAATAAGATGATCGCAGAAGAAGTTCAGAGACGTGCACGAATTGGAGCACAAACCAAATTGATTATGGCTCAACGTAATTATGACTCAATTCAGTCTTTAATTGCTGAAGATTCAAAACGTGGAACTTATTCCGGACAATATGACATACAACTTGGCAGGGCTAAAATAGAAGTTGATGCAGCTCAAAAGGTTGTAGATAATATTGCAAAGATTCAAAAACAAGCGAAAGAAGAAGATAAAAAAGAAAATAAAAAGGCGGAGATTCAAAATAAAGCCTTTTGGACCAAGCAAAAAGATGATGCAACGAAAGCACTAGATTCAATAGCTTCGGCTCAAAAGAAATTGATGGATGCTGGAAATTTCAAAGGGATTGATACTACTGTCGTTACTACCTACAAAGAAAATATCAAAAAGCTAAAAGAAGCAGAGAAAGAATTAAAAGTTTATGATTCATTTTCCAAGCAAGATGATAAGGCACAAAAATTACGTGAAGAACAAGAAAAATATAAACTCCTGTTAGAGAAACAGAAGTTTGACCAGGAACGAATGAAAGAAGATTCAGCAAATGAACTTGAACAGATTGAAATCAATAAACTTAAAGAAAGCAGTGAAAAGGTTCTAAGGCAAAGAGCACTCAATCATCGGCTAGAATTACAGGCTATTAAGCGCGAAACCGAGGATAAGAAACGGAAAGTAATAGAAGATGCACGAGCTGCTTTTGAAATCAATCCTCAAAATAAAAAGAAGGTTTTTAATGCAGATGTTTTCATCAATTCAGAATCTACGAAAAAACTGTTTGCTTCATTCGATAATATAGCAAAAGAAGCTACAACCGCTACCAATACAAAGTTTGATCGCGGAGATGATTTATCTGACCTGTTAAATCAGTATCAGGATTATACAGACCAGCGTCTTGCGATTGAACGAAAATTTAATGAGGATATTGCAACGTTACAGGAACAGCGTAAACAAGCTACGAAGAATGGAGATACAAATCAGGTAGAACAGATAGACCGTTCCATTGCTCAAGCAACGAAAAATAAGGGAATGGAGTTAATGAAACTGGACTACGATAAGTTGAAAGAATCCCCAGAATATGTTCGCGCCTTCGAAAACTTGAAAGAAACTTCTTCCGAAACTCTTAATTCCCTTTTAACGCAATTAGAGAATGCAAAGAGTACAGCGGCACAAGTTCTATCTCCTGATCAACTTCGCGAATATACGAGTACAATTCAATCCATCATGGACGAATTGGATTCCCGTAATCCGTTTCAGTCATTATCTGATAAGAAGAAAGAACTAGCGGAAGCTGAAGAAGAGCTAGCCAATGCGCAAATCGAGTTAGAAAATGCTCGGATAAAAGCCGAGGCTGTGAAAGGAGGTGCTAAATTTGAGAATGGGATCAAATCCTCTAAATACAATCCGGAAACAGGTAAAATAGAATCGACTAAAGCCTATTTATCCGAAGCGCAGGCCTTGGAGCAAGTTAAAAAGAAAACTGAAAACTACAACGCAGCAAAAGATAAGGTTGTCAAGAAAGACAACCAAGTTAAAAAGGCAGAGAAAGAAGTCAGAGCACAGATATCAGAACTAGCGGACACAATAGATGAACTTGGAAAAACGATCGGTGGACCTGCTGGAGAAATTATCTCTTTGATTGGTAATATCGGAGCATTTACAATGACTGCTATGTCTGGCGTTGAATCAGCAGCAAATACATCAGCGAACGCTATTAGTACAGTTGAAAAAGCGTCTGTTATTCTTGCGATTATTGGCGCAGCAATGCAGGTAGCAATGAAAATCTTTGATTTGTTCGGAAAAGACGATACAACGGAGAAATACGAGAAAGCGAAAGAAACGTATGAGTCTTATATCAGTATTCTTGATAGAGTAATCGAGAAGCAACTGGAATTAGCAGAAACTCTTACGGGAGATAATGCCAATGCAGCCTATAAAAAAGCGCTTGAAATGGTAAAATTGCAAAGTGAAAATGCTAGGGTTTTAGGACAACAGTATCTAAATTCTGGTGCTTCTGGAAAATCACACTCAAAGGGATATAATGAAGTTGAAGATATGTCTTGGGAAGGCTGGAAACAAGCAGCGGACACACTAGGAATGTCTATTGATGATTTCAAAAAGAAAATGGGCGGACGTATGACCGGTCTATTTGATTTGACAGATGATCAACTTGCAAAGCTTCAGGAGAATGCAGGTATATTTTGGTCACAACTAGATTCCGATACACAAAAATTTGCCGATCAAATAGCAAATGGTGTCGCAAAGGTTGCGGAAGTATTAGAACAACAAATTGCTGATACGACTCTTATTGATTACAGTTCTCTCCGCTCTGACTTCCAAGACTTGCTTACTGATATGGACGCCGATAGTGCTGATTTTGCAGACAACTTCGAAGAATATATGAGAAATGCCATTCTTAATTCCATGCTTAAGGAGGATTATATGGACCGGTTGATTGAATGGAGGGAAAAGCTATATAATGCAATGGATGATGGTATGACCGAGGATGAATATAATGCATTGAAAGCCGAAGGCCAACAGATTGCCAATGAAATGAAAGCTAAACGCGATGCATTATCAGAAATATATGGTTTTGGCAAAGATGATGATGAAGAACGTGAGGCATCAAAGAAAGGATTTGCTTCTATGTCGCAAGACTCTGCAGATAAGCTAGACGGTAGTTTTGCTGTTATGATCTCTCATACATATTCAATTAATGAAGGTGTAAAGCATCTCCAGTCTAATTCGGATAAAATAGCGGAAAAACTCGCATATCTTTCAAATTTGGATAAATATATGGGAGAAATAATGAAATACAATGATATTGTTATCACTTATCTATCTGATATAAGCAGCCATACAGCACGGCTTGAAGCGATTGAAAAAGCCATAGAGTCTATAAAGCTGGGTATTGATACATTAAACACAAAAGGCATAATACTGAAGCGATGAAAGGACAATTACTAATAGATGAATTAGATATGTATACCAAACACGGTATTTCAATTATAAAGGGGAGCTACAATAATCTTGTTGCCTTCCCTACTTTGAAAGATCCGGAGAAAAACGACTGGCCGGAGGAAGACGGACAAGAATTTGATCTTTCTGTGGTTGCCCTCGACACAAGCGAAATTAGTATAGAATTTGGCTTTAGAGATGACTTGGGATTTGGTGGATTAATAGCGCTCCTTTCCGATATGGGATACCATAATTTCCGTTTTCCGATTCTTGGTAAAACATATCGTTTACGTTTGTTATCACAGAATAGCTATACAATTTATCCTAGACTTGAAATAGCGAAGATAGTTTTTGCAAACGATTTTCCTCATGAAGCAAATTATGAATATCAGGACCCTGTTAATTCTATCGCTATGCCAAAGGGTTATGAAATAGACAATAAAGATTTGTCCGATTATGGCGTAATAGTTCTTCCAGGTAGTAATGCCGAGATATTGAAAACTCCGGCAGTAAAAAAGAACCTATTGCAGAATTTCAAACGTCAAGATGGAGCAATCTATGACGGTGAAGTTGTGAAATTCCAAACCAAAGAAGTATCTCTCAAATGCCTGATGCGGGCCGGGACGATTGAAGCGTTCTGGCGTAATCGCAATGCCCTACTCTATGATCTCACAAAACTGTCTGCTAAGGTCGATGATGAAGGATATGAGTATTCTGATGCTGAACGTATATTTTATTGTGATGAGTGGAGTGAAAGCTATCCTTGCTATTATAAGAGTTGCCAGACAAACAATTTTCTTCTTAATAATGGGGTATGGTGGGAATTTACCTTGAAACTTGTATTTACTAGTTTCCGGATTGGAGAAACAGACTTCCTGCTTGCATCCGAAGCAGGAGAATTTATCATAACAGAAGATGGAATATTTTATATTGACTTAAAAAATTATGCCAATTAAAAAGAAAAAAATCAGCGAATTAACGCTTGCTGATAGCATGGTAGGATTGTACACTATTGGCGTTAAAATGGTGAATGGCGTACAAACAAGTGTAAAAGTTAGTCTTGAATTCATAAAGAAAGCCTATGATGACGTAGTTGCAGCAACAAAGAAGGCCAATGACGCAGCAAAGGCGGCTGATGATTCCCGAACCCAAATAGAAGCGAATGAAGATACTAGACAACGCAATGAAGCTACTCGTATCGATGCTGAAAGAAATCGTTCAAATGAAGAACAAGCCCGGTCAGCTGCAGAATCAGTACGTATAATAAATGAGAATACCCGTAAAGCAGAGGAAGCAGCTCGTGCGACCGCTGAAGGGCAACGTGTATCTGCAGAACTTAGCCGCGTTGAAACAGAAAATAAACGAGTGTCAGATGAACAAGCACGTAAAAGTAATGAAGATGCACGTAAGACCGCTGAAACAGGACGTTCTTCTGCAGAATCGGAACGTGTGAAGGAAGAAGACAAACGAAAAGCGGCTGAAACAACACGTTCTACAGCTGAAACAGATCGCGTAACAGCCGAAGATGAACGAAAAGAAGCCGAATCCACGAGAGAAACGAATGAAACTGCACGTGTGACAGCCGAAGATAATCGCGTTACTGTCGAATCTGAACGCGTATCTGCTGAAACAGACCGTAAATCAGCGGAGACAGCCCGAGTATCAGAAGAAAACAAAAGAAAGTCCGCTGAAACAGAACGTAAATCAGCGGAGACAGCCCGGGTATCCGAAGAAAATAAAAGAAAGCAAAATGAAGATACCCGCAAAGCTGCAGAAGATACTCGTTCCTCAAATGAGACTAGGCGTGTCTCTGCTGAAACAGAACGTGTAGAAGCCGAATCCCAACGTAAGTCAGAGTATAGCGGTATTATACAAGAAATGACATCTGCTACAGGAGATGCTACCGCACAACTAGAACTTGTAAAAAAAGCTACGAATGATGCAAATGCTGCCAAAAACGCATCAGTTGAACAGACTGCTCTTGCAAAGAAAGCTACTAATGACGCTAACGCAGCAATTATAAGTATTAATGCTGCCAAAGAAGAAACCCAACAAGCAACAGAAGAGGCTAACGCTGCCAAAGTTGCATCGGAAGCCCAAACAGCTTTAGCGAAAAAAGCTACTGATGATGCTAATACAGCCAAAAACGCATCAGTAGCGCAAACAGCTCTTGCTAAAGCTGCCACAGATAGCGCAAATGCGGCAGCACAGGCCGCCAATAACGCAGTTTCTGGAGTTGATGCTAAAGTAAAAGCTGCAGTGGATGCACTTGTAGCTGGAGCACCGGAAGCCCTCGACACGCTTATTGAATTAGCTAATGCCCTTAATAATGATCCGAACTTCGCCGCTACCATGGCAACAGAGTTAGGGAAGAAAATCAACGTTTCCGATATTGTCAACAACCTAACAAGTGGTGGTACTGGCAAGGTCCTTTCTGCCGAACAAGGGAAGGTTTTGAAAGCAGCTTTGGATACACATAACCATGCAGGAATATACGAACCTGTATTCTCAAAAAATACAGCTTTCAATAAGAACTTTGGCACAACTTCCGGAACTGTTTGCCAAGGAAATGATAGTCGACTAAGTGACGCACGTACACCTAAAGCGCATACTCATAAGAAGTCTGAAATAAGTGATTTTCCAACTTCTATGCCAGCAAGCGATGTGCCTGCATGGGCGAAAGCTGCAAGTAAACCATCTTATACAGCTTCCGAGGTTGGTGCATCCCCGTCGAATCATACTCATACAGGGGTCTATCAGCCAGCAGGAAGTTATGCAGCGAGTTCGCATAAACACGAAGCAACGGATATTACTCCGGATAGTACTCACCGCTTTGTTACTGATGCAGAAAAAAGCACTTGGAATGGTAAAGCTGCAGGTAATCATAACCACGATTCAGCATATCAACCTAAAGGTAATTATGCACTGTCTTCACATAAGCATACAGCAACAGATGTGACCGAGGATGCTACACACCGATTTGTAACAGATTCTGATAAAACAAATTGGAATGGAAAAGCGGCAGGAAACCATAACCATTCAGGAGTATATCAACCGGTTGGTAATTATGCACCTGCTTCGCATAAGCATGCAGCGTCAGAAATAAATGAAGATGCCACACACAGGTTTATGACGGACGAGGAACGGGAAAAACTGGACGGAATAGCGGCAGGAGCTAATAATTACTCTCATCCGGCTTCTCATCCTGCATCAATGATTGAAGAAAGCACGTCAAGAAAGTTTATGACCCAAGACGAAAAAACGCTACTAAGTTCTCTCGGAACTAATGCAATTCAAGTAAATAGTCAAAGTTTAGGACAAAACGGATATGTCAAATATAGTAATGGCTTATTAATGCAATGGGGAACAAGAGCTGGAGCAACGGGGGGAGCAATTAGTCTATATTTTCCTACCACTTTCTATAATACTGATTATAACATTTATTTCACTGGAGCAGTAAATAATACAAGTGAATCTTTTATATATGCTCCGGGGTATGACCTTAATGGTAAATATACATCATATTGTAAAGTTCTCACTCGCGGAATAAATTCAACTCCGGCTATCGTTTGGACTGGCTGGAATTTTACATGGTTTGCGATCGGTCGCTGGAAATAATTTAAAAACAAATATCATGAAGTATTGGAAACAAGGATTCTACGATGAACCTATAGATGGTTCGGTAGAAATTACAGAAGAGCATTATCAGGAGTTATTGGTAGGACAATCGGCCGGGCTACTCATAGCTGAAAGCCAAAAGGGATATCCGATCTTAGCTATATATGAACCCTCTATTGAAGAGATTAGAGCACACAAGCTCAATGAATTAAGTCTATATGATTCCTCTGACATGGTGAATCAGTTCTGTATAGATAATACGCATGGATGGTGGAATAAAGCTACTCGCGTAGGTCTTATGAACTCTATTGCAATCGAAAAGGCATCCGGACGATCTGAAACAAATATCTGGCTGGGTGATACTCTGTTTGTTTTGCCTGTCGAAAAGGCTATTTATATGTTACAACAACTAGAATTATATGCCCTTGCGTGCTATGACACAACACAAAGGCATATCAACGCTATCAATCAATTAGAAACAAAAGAAGAAATCGAAGCATACAACTTCAAAACTGGTTATCCCAGAAAGCTCAACTTTACCGGATAACCTATCGTATAATCGTAGTTTTCGATTTCCTCAATAGTCTGCAATGATCTGACTGCTGCGATGTGAGATTGTGTCACATTGTAGCAGTTGAGCGCATACAGTTCTAAGGCATTCAACATTGCTAAAGCGTCAGGTATAGGGATAACATACTTCACTGCATCATACCACAGGATTGTATGCGTTTTCCCTGCATTTTTCTCAATCGAAATTGAGTTAAATAATCCAACACGTGTGGATTTGTCTAACCACATACTTTCCCCTTCAATTTCAAAATGATTGACATTGGTCGATTTGTCAAATATCTGTATTTCAGATATTTTCATTTTTCGCACTTCTTCAATGTCGTACTCATATTCTACCAAAATCGGGTATCCATTCTTACTTTCAGCTATCAGTAAACCGTTAGACTGCCCATCTAATAGCTGATTGTAATGCTCATCCGTTATTTCTACTGAACCGTCTACCGGTTCATCGTAGAATCCATTTTTCCAATACTTCATAATATTTGTTTTTTAGTTATTTCCAACGCCCGATCGCAAACCAGTCCCATGATTCTTGTGATAATCCAGTAGTACCCCCACTTGCATAATTTCTATTCAAATAAAATCTACTAACTGTTTTATTTATTGCCAAAGGAGATGATGAATATACGGCGGAGTCACTACTAGGCTTATATACAGTTGCAAATATTTTATATTCAGTATTATAAAAAGATGTAGGCATAGTCACACTATACGAAGCTGTAGATGAACCTCCAACTCTGCCCCATTGTACAAGTAATCCATTATTGAATTTTGCATAACCGTTCAAGGATAGGTTTACGCTCATTGCGTTCGATAGATCAGCTAAAGCATACGTAGTCCCGAGAGAACTTTGCGCAAAAATGACTACAATAATGGCTACCAATTTTCTACTAAAGTATATCATTTTTATTTCGGTATTAAATTATTTTACTTCCAACGGCCAATTGCAAACCAGTTTATCCCTTCTGTTGCATAAACATAGTATTCAGATCCATATGTAGCAACTGGAACCAAAACAAAATAAGTTGTATATTGCGTCTTAATCTTACATGACACAACTGAAATACTATCTACTGTACTATCATAAACCCCAACTATTGCTATGTATTTGTTATCATAAAAAGATGTGGGTAAATAGATACTCCTATTTCTGTATGAAGAAGCTAAATTCCCCCATTGAATCATCAAGCCATCAGGCAGTTTATAATATCCATTCTGTCCGAGGTTCCTTGTAACAACATTGGAAAAATCTTTCAATGCTGCGTTGGTCCCGAGAGAACTTATGTAAAAAATGACCCGCAATAGATAAAATGAATACTATCTTTTTGAATAGATGAATCACTCTGTTCATTACACTTATGTATTTATATTTTATAATATAAATTCAAATCTGGTGATATGATAACTTTGCATAATGGTGATAAGGAAATAGAAATTGAAGTAAAGGATGAAAGCTACTCTTATGAAGCTATCATGGGAGAATATACACTCACTTTGTATTTTTCTCATCCGGGATATATTGAAATTCCGGTTGGCTCCTGGTGTGACTTCTACGGGAAGCGTTATTCTTTGAAGAGGGATAGCAATTTCAAGAAGAACGGTGAACGTAACTTCGAATATACTCTGATTCTGGAAACTGGGGAGGCTGATGCTATGCTGTGGAAAGTACGTCATACCGTTGACAGAAGTATTAAATTCTCATATACAGCCAAGCCACATGAACACCTACGTCTACTCGTTGAAAACCTGAACCGTCGGAGTACCGGTTGGAAAGTCGGTGATTGCATTGAAGGAACGGAAAAAGTAATCAACTACAATCACACCTATATTCTTGATGCTTTCAATCAACTTGCAGAACTATATGAAACAGAATGGCAGATCATTGAAGAAACGGTTGAAGGAAAACAAATTAAGACTATCCATCTGCGTAAAGTTGAGTATAACAAGGAGAACCCTTTGAAACTGTCGTATGGTAAAGG